CAATGGATCAAGGACTACATGGTGGCCAACTGCAAAATGATCATTGGCGAAGCACGTGAAAAATTTGGCACTATCGCCGGACCGCAAGGCGGCGGTAGTCTAAACGGTGCAGCCATGAAGGCAGAAGCCAAAGTGGAAATGGACCTGTTGATCAATCAATTGGTAATGTATGTGGACGGAAGCCAGCCTCTTACATTTGTTATTGGCTAAACTGCTCGCACAAATATCTAAAATTCTGTTATAATCAAGCATGGACTTGATGATCGACATTGAAGGTTTGGCAACAGGCCCTGAAACCACAATTTTAACCATTGCGGCTCAGGCATTTGACCCTCTTGGCACTGGCTACTACCAGCAACAATACTATGCCAGGGTTGATTTTGAAAGCCAAGAGAACCGTACCATTGAACAAGGCACTATAAACTGGTGGGCCACGCAACCCGCAGCCGCACGTGAAGAAGCGTTCAATGAGGTGGACCGTATCCCACTAGACCAAGCACTTGATGAATTGCACAAGTTGTGCTGGAAGTGCAATCGCATCTGGATGAACGGTCCCACATACGATGCCAACATCCTTGAGCATGCCTACAAGAGTTATGGTAAACCATTACCATGGCAATATTATAAGATCTGTGATGCACGAACGGTATATAAGCTGTATCCAGGGTTGCCCCGGCCGCCTACCAGCCATCATGCGTTGGAAGACTGCCGCAGACAAATTGACATGTTGCAAGCAACCTTGACTCATTTAAACATCAAGGAACTGGCATGATCATTGGAATTTGTGGATTTATTGGCTCAGGCAAAGATACCATTGCAGACTATCTTGTGAATCTACATCACTTTCGCAGAGAAAGTTTTGCCAACACATTAAAAGACGCAGTAGCACAGGTGTTTGGTTGGGACAGAACCATGCTGGAGGGCCGCACAAAAATGGCCCGTGAGTGGCGTGAGCAAGTTGATCCATGGTGGGCCCAACGTTTAGGAATACCACACTTGACTCCACGTTACATTCTACAGCAGTGGGGCACAGAAGTGTGCCGCAAGAACTTTCACGACGATATCTGGATTGCTAGTTTGGAAAACAAACTGCGTAACAGCAGGGACGATGTTGTGATCAGTGACTGCAGATTCCCCAACGAAATCCGTGCTATCAAACAGTCGGGCGGTATTGTGGTGCGTGTGGTGCGTGGCCCTGAACCTGAGTGGTACGATGCGGCTGTGAGTCTCAATCGTGGCCCTGACGGCAACTCAACCTGGGCACTGAGCGGGCGTCGACTAGAGCAGTTGGGAGTACATGCATCAGAAACGTCTTGGGTAGGTACGAAATTTGATGTGGTACTGGACAACAACAGTACACTAGATGATCTATATCAACAAGTCAAGCGTCTGGTTCAAGATCACCCGCTCGCCAAGTAACTTCTGTACGGGAAATTTCTTCTACACAATTACGACAAACTGTTCGTAAGTTTCTCACAGTGGCATTGTTGAGATCACCATCAATGTGATACACCAACAACTGACTGGCAAATCTTGCTCGAAACCCGCATCTATCACATGCGGGTTTTTTCTTGTAGCCTGCGGACTTCCATCTTGGCTCTCTGGGTTTGATTCCCCGACCTTTGCGTTGACAAGTCTCGCACCTACTGCGATAATGTGTTACATCTTCCTTAATATAATTCACAGCACATGGTCGTTGATTGCAGGCTTTACATATGGGTCTCATGGGGTATTTAGTACTTGGACCTTTGCCAAAGGGTGGTGTAAACTGGCTTTTTTTGGGTATGCCTATAAATATCAATAACTTGAAAAGGAACCAACCATGGCACTAGTATCACCAGGCGTAGAAGTAACAGTAATTGACGAGAGTCAATATATCCCTTCCGCTGTAAACACAGTCCCTTACTTTCTAGTAGCAACAGCACAAAACAAAGCTGACGCTGCTGGAGTCGGAGTTGCAGCCGGCACAACCGCTGCCAATGCAAACAAAACTTATCTCATTACCAGTCAGCGTGATTTGGCAGCCACATTTGGTGTGCCGTTCTTCTACAACACCACCACTGGTACCCCTATTAACGGATACGAACTCAACGAGTACGGATTGTTGGCAGCTTACTCAGCCCTGGGCGTTACCAATCGTGCGTATGTTCAACGTGTGGACATTGACCTAACAGAATTGACTGCAAGTTTGAGTCGTCCCACAGGCAACCCCAACAACGGCACATACTGGTTAGATACTAGCACTAGTCTCTGGGGCATATTTGAATGGGATCAAACATCCGCAACATTTACCAACCAAGTGCCTATTGTGATTACAGACACAGCAGATGTGGTTGACTATGCTGGCGGTGATTATACTCCCATCAGCACCATTGGCAGCATTGGCGACTATGCGGTGAGTGCAGTGAGTTTGAACAATGAGAATTGGTACAAAAACTCAAACAACACCTGGGTATTACTGGGCACAGATGCATGGAAAACATCATGGCCTGCCTTGCAAGGCACAAACTCAGTGTCTGGCAGCGGTTTGCCAGTTGGTGCCAACATGTACATCAATGATGTGTTGTGTACTGTTAGTGCTACCAACACCGTAACAGGATTTGCTGCGGTTATTAACAGTCAAGCTATTCCGGGCGTTACTGCTGCCGCAGTCAACAACAAGTTGACATTGTATGCAACCAGTGTTGCTTCCAATGACGGATCCACAGACAGCGGTGGTGTTATTAGCATTGAAACAGGCACAATTCCTGCAACAACCGCTAACTTGTTGACCACACTGGGTATTACATCTGGTGAATATCGTGCTCCAAGTTATTTCCCAGGTTACAGTTATCAAGCACCTCGCTGGAGAACCACAGACACAGATTCTGCTCCCACAGGATCCGTTTGGCAAAATCTCAGCACTGCCAGTACTGGCATGAGTTTGAAAGTAAAACAATACAGTGCTGCATTGGATACCTTTGTTGCACAAAACAGTCCTGTATATTCATACGATGGCACAGCAAACTATGGTCTTGATCCCACTGGTGGCGGCAAGAATATTCCAGTTGGCAGCACTTATGTGCAATACAATTCTGAACTATACAATACAACTCCCAATTCAAATGCCAGTTTCTTGTTGTTGGAAAGAACTGCGTTGGGTGCCACAGTTGTAACTGGTACTACCACTCCTGGATCTGGTGGCGATGCATTGTTTGTGCAAAATAATGTTTTTTATATCTATGCTACACAAGCAGGACAGTCATTGACCAATTATGATCTGCAACCAAATACACCTTATGTTGTGACATTGAGTGGAACCAGTGTTGCTGCTTTTATAACTTCTGTCAGTGCTGCTAACGTGCCTTATGTTAGTGCCAGCGTAAACAGTGCTGGCAATATTGTGTTCACACACAGCCAAGGCGGCTCGATATACTTACAAAATTTCACTGGTACACCAGTGACCACTGCTGGATTTACCACAGCTACTCCCAAAGTGCGTCAGGCTCAAATTGCAAATCAATTGGTATTGAGCAATTGGGTCAGCACTGATTTGTTCTCTTACACAGCAAGCGATGTTGCCCCTGATCAAAATCCAGCTGATGGTCGTTTGTGGTACTACAGTTCAGTAAGCGATGTAGATATCATGATCCAAGACAACGGCACATGGCAAGGTTATCAGAATGTCACCAACGACACACGAGGGTTTGATCTTACATTGACCAATGCGTCAGGACCCATTGTTGCTGCCTCAGAACCACTGACACAGAACGATGCAGCCGAAAGCCCATTGCAATACGGTGACCTGTGGATTGACAGCAGTGATCTTGAAAACTATCCCTTGTTGTATCGTTGGGAACAAGTCAGCGGCACAGATCAATGGGTTGCAGTTGACACCACTGATCAAATCACTTCAAACGGTATCCTGTTTGCAGATGCACGTTGGGCACCAAATGGCACCACAGATCCTGTGGCCGATCCATTCCCCACAATTGAAAGTTTGTTGATCAGTGATTATTTGGATTTGGATGCACCCGATCCTGCACTGTATCCCCAAGGTATGTTGTTGTTCAACACACGCCGTTCAGGGTACAATGTCAAGAGTTATCAAAGCAATTATTTTAACTCAACCACATTCCCAGATGATATATTACCCACAGTGACCAACACATGGCTCACAGCATCAGGCAACAAAGACGACGGTGCCATGTACGCTGGACGATTGGCACAACGCAAACTGATTGTGGCTGCAATGAAGGCAGGCATTGATACCAGTCTGGCTGCACGTGAAGAACAAAATCAATTCAACTTGATTGCTGCACCTGCTTATCCTGAGTTGTTGGTCAACTTGGTGGCACTCAGCAACGAACGTGCCAACACATTGTTTGTGGTAGGAGACACACCAATGCGATTGCCAAACACAGGCAATGATCTAGTGACACATGCAACCAACAACAACGGTCTTGGTGTGCCCACAGATGACGGCTTGACAATTGGCAGTGCTTATGCTGCTGTGTTCTATCCCAGCTGCCAGACCACAGACTTGAGTGGCAATACTGTTGTTGCACCGCCCACACACATGATGGTACGCACAATCTTGCGTAGTGATGCAGTGAGTTATCCATGGCTGGCACCTGCTGGCACACGTCGAGGCGTGGTAGACAATGCTGAGGCTATTGGGTACATCAATGCACAAACTGGTGAGTTTGTACAGTTGGCAGTGGGACAAAGTGTACGTGACATATTGTATGAAAACAACATCAACCCCATTACCTTTATTCCAGGTATTGGTATCACAAACTTTGGCAACAAAACACGTCAAGGTGCCACCACAGCATTGGATCGCATCAACGTTGCACGATTGATCTGCTTCTTGCGTGGACGCCTGGAAGAAATTGGCAAACTGTACTTGTTTGAACCCAATGATCAAATCACACGCAATGAGATCACCAACACTGTTAACAGTTTGATGATTGACCTTGTGGCCAAACGTGCTCTTTATGACTACTTGGTTGTTTGCGACTTGAGTAACAACACTCCTGCACGTATTGACCGCAACGAGTTGTGGGTTGACGTTGCTATTGAACCAGTCAAAGCAGTTGAATTTATCTACATTCCATTGCGTATCAAGAACACTGGAGAAATTTCAGGACTTAATGCTTGATCTAAAATGACCGGTTTCGACCGGTCATTGAATTAGGTAAATAAACACAACAGGAGATATAACAAATGCCATCAGCATCATTAAACAAAATGACAGTACCTTTGGCCAGCGATCAGAGTTCGACAACACAAGGTCTGTTGATGCCCAAACTTAAATATCGCTTTAGAGTGATGTTTGAAAACTTTGGTGTCAGTACACCAAGAACAGAATTGACCAAACAGGTAATAAGTTTTGCTCGTCCTAACTTAACATTTGAGAACATAGAGATACCTATCTACAATTCAAAATTGAACTTAGCTGGCAAACACGCATGGGCACCTACTTCTTGCGAAATCCGTGACGATGCGTCGGGTGCTGTGAGCAAGTTAGTTGGCGAACAGCTACAGAAACAAATGGACTTCTTAGAAATGAGTAGTGCTGCTTCTGGAGTCGATTACAAGTTCACAACCAAAGTTGAAATCCTTGACGGTGGTAATGGTGCTACTGCTCCAGTTGTGTTAGAAACTTGGGAATTGTATGGCTGCTATCTTAATAGTGCTGACTATGGTGCATTGAACTACAGTGAAAATGCTCCTGTAACAATTACCATGGGCATCATTTATGACAATGCTAATCAAAGCCCAGTTGGTGTTGGTGTTGCTACAAAAATTGCACGTACCATCGCTGGCTCAGTAAGTGCTGCAGGAATTTAAACGTGTCATTTTTTGGACAAAATTTCCTTAAGGCTATAGATCCAAATTTCGGCAACAATTTTAAAAGCGGGTTCCTAGGTGACAACATTTTGCGTGATTACACTCACGCAAGCAAAACTTTTACCACTAATGCCTACGAACTAAAACCTCGATACAAGTTTCTCTTCCATGTGAGTTTTACACTTAACTTGGCAGAGATTCCTTTTTTGCGTGGTGCTTTTGGCAATGATGATATAACCAATCTCAGTCTGGCAGTAAAAACCATTGATTTGCCAAAGTACAATATTGAAACAGAAACCCTAAATCAATACAATCGCAAAAGAATCATACAGAAAAAACTCAACTACGATCCAATCAATGTAACACTACATGATACCAGTGGCGATTTGATTCGCAAGATGTGGTATTACTACATGAATTATTACTACAAAGATTCATCACAACGTTACTTGGATCCCAACAACACCAATGGCAGCAATGGTGCTGATGCACAGCGTCAAGCAGGTTTTGGCTACAATGCCAGAGACATCTATGCCAAAGAACGTGTGGGCAATGTCAACGACTGGGGATTTATTGGCGAAGCATTCAATGATGGATCAACCAATGGTGTTGCCGGCGGCAAGCCTGCGTTCTTCAGGGACATCAGGATCTATGGCATGGATCAACGCAAGTTTGCTGAATACGTGCTGATCAACCCATTGATCACCAGTTGGAGCCATGATCAGTACAACTACTCTGAAGGTGGTGGTACCATGCAAAATTCAATGACCATTGCTTATGAAACAGTGAAATACTATTCAGGTGCAGTGGGTCGAGCACAATCGGGCGGTGATCCCAACGTGCAAGGGTTTGCTACAGATGCACACTACGACAAAGAACTCAGTCCCATTGCTAGACCAGGTTCAAACGCCACAGTGTTTGGGCAAGGCGGGTTGCTGGAAACAGGTGCTGGTATCATCGGCGATTTGCAAAGTGGCAGTGTGTTGGGCTTGATTGGTGCTGCACAAAAAGCCGCACGTCTTGACAAAACATTCAAAGGCAAAAATCTTGCTGCCATTGCCAAGAGTGAGGCTGTGGCACTTGGCACACAAACGCTGCAACAAGGATTACCTGCAGCCACT